GGACGACTATTGGTCTCAAACTAGTTTGAAGCCCCTTCACGAATATTTTAATATCGTGTTAAGGTCAATCCCTCAAGATCAGACTTTTAATCAGTCGTCAGGCTTAAAAGAATTATCCTTCTGTGATGAAACAACCTACTATAGTTTTGATTTAACCGCTTTTACTGATAGATTTCCGATTAAGATTTTAGTTGGTTTCTTATCAGTAAATTTTGGTCAAGCCAAAGCTCTTAGTTGGTATGATATTATAAATGGTTATGCTTTTGATTATAAAGACCCTAAGGGAATACACAGCTTAAAATATACAGTTGGTAATCCTATGGGCTTTTATACATCTTGGCCTCTAACTACTTTATGTCATCATTTTATAGTTTATGTAGCTTGCCGGGAACAAAATTTATCCTGGAGCAGAGCTAAATATAAATTATTAGGTGATGATATTATCATTTTTGATGACAGACTTGCAACTAAGTACCAGGAACTGATTTCTCTCATTGGTGTTGAAATATCTGAACAAAAAACTCATAAGGGTAAAACCTTATTTGAATTTGCTAAGAGAATCTTCATCAATGAAGGTGAGATTAGTCCAATTTCTATAAAAGCTTTATTAAGTGAATCCAAATCCTATTATGGGTTCATTGAATTAATAAATACTGCTCTTGATAGATCTTGGAAACCTGTTACATCAGTTCAGGTAGCAGTTCTCGACTATTACAGAAATTTTCAGACAAGGCCTTATAGAAAAAAAGATTGGCCTCGTCGGGAAATGAAAATAATAGACTCGATATACTTGTACAGGCGTTTAAAAGGATATGACAGCGATCTAACATTCTTTAATAGATTGTTTTCAATATCTGATTACCCTAAATTAACTTGCAATATGTTAAACAAAGCGAAAGCAATGTTTAATAATTGCATTGTACAGTGTTTCGAGGAGTCTGCTAGTTCTTACTTCGGTGATGTAGAATTAAGACTTGAAAAAGCTCTTATATTCTCCACCGGAGGAGAGGATTTCGGTTTAGTAGATGCTGTTTATGCGCATCCTTATGCCTATGTATATGGTAAATATGTAGAGGAATCATATTTAGACCAGATGAAACGAGCATACGACTTTGACACTCTTTATGAGGGTCAATGGTTACATTATTTTAGAACCATAAAAAGTAGTGATGCCACGTCCATTTTCTCTAAGAGAAATTACATAGTGTCCGATTCTCCGTCCCC